GTATTCCTTCGGTAGACTCTACTACAGATGCTTCTTCAGTATTTGGTAGTGTTGTCTGTTCTTGGGTAGATGAAGGTTCAGCACCTGCTGAAATTTCAGGAAAATTTGCAGTGACTGTTTTAGATGCCAAGAAATTAATGGCTTATCTTACTACTCCTAATGAATTAATAACTGATGCCCCTGCATTTGGGGGCTATTTAGATGCTACTCTACCTCAATCTATTGGTTTTTACGAAGATGCTGCATTTATGACTGGAACTGGCGCAGGTGAGCCTTTAGGGTTCGTTAACTGTCCTGCTGCTGTAGTTGCTACTGCTGTTTCTGGTCAAGGCGCTAATACAATTATCTCAGATAATCTAGCTGCGATGTTCTCTCGTATGCTTCCTAGTTCTCTTGGTAAAGCAATTTGGATAGCTTCAATTGATACTTTTCCTCAGTTAGCTTTAATGTCTGTCTCTGGTGTTATTGGTAATTCTTCTCCTGTTTGGATGAATAATGGGGTAATTGGTGCTCCTCCGATAAGCATCTATGGCCGACCTGTTTTCTTTAGTGAGAAACTGCCTACTCTTGGAACTACTGGTGATATCTGCTTTGTTGATCCTTCTATGTATCTTATTGGTGACCGTCAAGTAATGCAAGCCTCTGCTTCTCCTGATTTTCTATTTAGTTCTGATAAGACTGCCTACAAGATTATTGAGCGAGTTGATGGCCGGCCTTGGCTTCAAAATGCTATTACTCCTAAGAACTCTGGTCCTACTCTTAGTCCTTTTGTTCAATTAAGTTCTACTCGCACCTAATCTCTGGGTGAGCCCTATCCAGACCGGCAGTAACGCCCCGGTCAAGAGAGGTAAAGAATGTCTGCACGTGAAGGTTTAGGTGACCTGTTCAATCTCACTACCTCAGCTACTACTGCTAAAGTTCGAGCGAATCTAAAGAATGCTACTGGTATTACTATTGCTCTTATCGGTGCTACTTCTGGTGCCGCTACTATTCGTGAGGCTAATGCTGCTTCTGGTGGTACTGAGCAGGATTTAGCAGTCATTACCAAATACTACACTCAGGTTAATGGTGTTTGGACAAAGGTTACTCAAGTTGCAGCCGCGACTGTGACTGCTGTTGCTGGTGGACTTTTAGCTGTCTATATTCCTGCTGTAGCTCTTTCGGATGGCTTCCAATATATCTGTGCAACTCACGCCTCTGGTTCTTTCGTCTATGTTATTCATGGTCTTGAAGTTAAGCGTGATCCAGTTAATCTCGTCGATCTAAGGGCGTGATTAATTTGCCTACACCGACTCAGAATATGCAGCTTCGTAATGCAGAATTAGGCTTCCGAGTTCAAGGTGCAGCTAAGACTGTACCTCAGAATGCTACTCAGACTGTATTTACAGTTTCGGGTGGCCGTATTATGGTCGGTCTACTTTATGGTTTAGTTACTACTATTATTGGCGGTACTACTCCTGCTGCTAAATACATTGCTACGCCTACTGTTGGTTCTCTCAATGATATGTGTACTGCATTAACCATTACGACTGATGAAGTCGGCATGATGATGGTACTTCCTGTAGCTGTTGGATCTGCACTAATTGGTGCTGCTTCTACTGGTAAATCTGGTTCTGCATCTGGTCCAGGATTAGGTGGCCAGATTGTAGCTCCTGGTACTATTGGCTTTAACGTCTCTGCTGCTGATGCTACTGGTGCAGTTCAGCATACTCTTTTCTATATTCCTCTCGACCCCGCTTCGGTAGTGGTGGCTAACTAATATATGCTACTGCGGTGGCCGGCCGCACTTTCAGAGTGGATAAGGAGGCGTGAGAATGCCTAAAACTAATGCCCAGGGAATTACTACTTTATACTTATCAGAAGGGCAAGAAGTGCCTACTGATTTACCGGAGGGAATTAAATTGGTCGGTCCTGGAGCCCCTATTACTGAAGAGCAATATTCTGATGCTATGTCTCGTCATGGAACTGAGGACTTTACTGAGGAAGATAAACGAGTTCAGACTAAATGGTTAGAACAGCAAGTAGTTTCTGAGCCTGAAGAAATTTCAGAGGCTGGGGAAGAAGTTTCTGAGTCTTCTACTGAGCCTTCTACTGAGTCTGAGGAAGAAGTTTCTACTCCTGAATCTACCCCTTGGTCTTAATTATGCCTCATGAGCAGCTATTAGATATTCTAAAGAACGCTAAACAGATTCAGCAATTTGAAAGAAGTCGAATTCCTTCAGCCTGCCCCAATGATGGGACGCCACTAGAAGAAGGTCCTAATGGTGAATTACATTGTAAATTTGACGGCTGGATTTATCCAAGGGATTACGTAAGACCTCTATAGAGAGCAAAACGTATTAGACGGGAAGAAGCTTATTACTTCTTTCCGTCACTCAGATAACTTAATAAGCTCAGTCATCCCGTAGAAAGCAATCGTTGGAGACAAGATGAGCATTACCTCACCAGTCTACGCGACTAGGGAGCAAATTAAGCGTACTTTAGATATTAAGGAAACCTCACGTGATAATTTGCTAGTAGATAGTGCGATTGAGGCTAGCTCTCGCTCTATCGAAGACCTGACTAATCGTAGATTCTACCCTCAAGTAGCCACGCGCTATTTCGATTGGCCTAGTTTACAGAGCCCTCGAAGTTGGCGATTGTGGCTAGATCAGTATGAACTAATTTCGGTAACTTCCATTACTGCTAATGGTATTCCTATCACTAACTACTTCTTAGAACCTATAAATAGTGGGCCTCCTTATAATCGAGTTGAAATTAACCTAGGTAGTGCTTCAGCTTTCCAAGTTGGAAATACTCATCAGCGAAATATAGCTATAACTGGCCTCTATGGATATGACCTTTCTACTGCGGTGGCAGGCGTCCTTGCAGGCTCTGTAACGAGCGGTGCGACTACAATTAATGTATCAGATTCTTCTCTGATTGGTATAGGAGATTTAATCCAGATTGAGTCAGAAAGACTTCTTGTTACTGATAAGCTGATGTTAACCACAGGTCAGACCCTTCAAACTCCTATGACTGCTGATAATGCTAATGTAACCGTAGCTGTTACTACTGGAAGTGCTTTTCATATTGATGAGGTTATTCTTCTTGATTCAGAACGTATGCTTATAATTGATATAGCTGGTAATAATCTAACTGTTAAACGAGCATGGGATGGATCAGTCTTAGCTTCTCATACCGGCCCTCCTATTTATACTCCTAGAACTTTGACAGTCTTCCGCGGTTATTTAGGCACAACTGCTGCCGGCCACGCTGACTTAACTGCAATTAGCCGAATTATCTATCCTTCGCTCATTAATGAGTTAGCTATAGCTGAGGCTATAAATACTATCCTCCAGAAGAAATCGGGCTATGCTCGGATAGTTGGGTCTGGAGATAATGCTAGAGAATCTTCTGGTAAGGGCTTAAAGGATTTAAGGGACCGAGTCTATACATCTTATGGAAGGAAGGTGAGAATGAGAGTTGTCTAGAGAGATAACTATCAAGATATCTGGTCCATTATTCAACGAAGCTCAAGTAAATGGAGCAGTAAACGCCTTCCTTGAGGAAGCTAGAGGAAAAGTTGCCGATTTTGGAGAAAATCTAGTACGAGATCGATTACATGGAGTTCTAAAGCATCCTACAGGACATTACCAATCTAGAATCACAATTAATCGAATGAGTCAGAGGGATATTATAACTGATAGTGGTATAATTTATGGGCCTTGGTTAGAAGGAGTCGGAAGTCGAAATAGATCTACTCGATTTAAGGGTTATCATACATTTAGACGAGTTAGACAAGAATTGAAGAGATTAGCACCTCAAATAGCTGAACACCTAACAGATAGATTAGTTAGGCGGTTATCATGAGATGGGGGAAGGTATGAGCTTAGGTTTCGATAATATACTTAATCAAGTAGTCTCTCACGCCTTAGCCGTCGGTTTATTTGACCAAGTTAACTCACATGAGCCTAAGTCTGCTCCGGGTAATGGATTAACTGCTGCTATATGGGTCGATTATATTGGTCCTACTAAATCAGGATTAGCTAGTACTACTGGAAAACTGATTCTTAAGATTCGACTCTATTCTTCAATGTTACAGGAGCCTCAAGATGCTATTGATCCTGAACTTACTAATGCTGTTGATGTTTTATTATCCGCTTATAGTGGTGATTTTGATTTGGGAGCAAATGTTCGAAATATAGATTTACTTGGGGCTACCGGAATTCCTTTATCGGCTCAAGCTGGGTATCTTCATCAGGATGTAACATACTATAGAGTATTTGATATTACTCTCCCTTGTATTATCAATGATATTTGGATTCAGATAGCTTAGGGTGGAGGCGACATGTTAGATTTAATCCGAGAAATCGGTACAGAATTAGACCAAAAACCTTCTTTTAGAGGTGAGGTAAATGCCTAAGTCTTCCGGGTTAGGTGATAATCTTTATGTCGCTGGCTTTGATCTTTCTGGAGATATTGGTAGCTTATCCCGCATTGGTGGAAGTATTAGTACTTTTGATGTAACAGGGATAGATAAATTAGCTCATGAACGTATCGGAGGGCAGCGCGACGGCTCTATTGAATATTCTGCTTTCTTTAATGATTCAGCTAACCAAGCTCACGCTGTGCTCTCACTCTTACCAACTACGGACCAGATTTTAACTTATTGTCGAGGAACTCTATTAGGTAGTAATGCTGCTTGCTTAGTTGGTAAACAGATTAATTATGATCCTGATCGCTCTGAATCTGGTGAATTAAAGCTTAAGGTTCAAGCTTTAGCTAATGGATTCGGTTTAGAATGGGGTAATTTACTTACTGCCGGTAAACGAACTGATGTTGGGCCAACTACTCCTGGTGCATCTTTAGATAATCTAGTTGAGACTTTATTTAGTGGCCAAGCATATCTACAAGTCTTTGCTTTTACTGGTACTGATGCAACAATAACTGTAAGAGGGGCTAGTGATAGCGGGTTTACAACTGGGTTACAGGATCAATGTACTTTTGTCGTTAATTCTGCCCCTTTAGCTGCTAGATCAATAAGCATTCCGACCGTACGAAGGTTTCTAAAGATCAACACTTCAACTACAGGTGGATTCACTAATCTTGTCTTTTCTGTTGTATTTGTTCGTAACTTAACGGCGGTAGCCTTCTAAAGCAGGAAGAACCAGTTCTACCCAGTTCTACCAGTTCTAGGAGTTCTTTCTAATGAGTATGATTCTTGGACCCCATGGTGAGACGCGAATTACCCCACTACTACCTGCTTCTGCTATGAAGAGCTATGAGGTCTATATTCCTAAATTAAACTACAGACCAGCTACCTGTGATG